TATCTAACTCGTAGCGTTCTGCACAAGCCTCTAGCGATAGAGGTTCCTTCAGTCCACGCTGCAAGACATACTCAACAAGCATAGTATCAAACACTGCACCATCATACTTGAAGCCTGACTCCCATAGCCATAGCAAATCATGTGCCACGTTGTGACAGATGAGTACCGTAGCTTGGTCAAGATACCACTGCACACGCTCATGGTAGTCAGCTTGACTAGGTACATCAGCATGGTCAAAGGGAAAGTGCTGCTCAACACCTTGGTCAGTCAGTACACCTACCATAGTCAATGAGTTGTTAGGCTCAAAGGGGTCAAGGTGCATCTTACCACCACGATGTGTGACAGTGTTCTCTACATCAAGTGTTAGCTTCATCCTTCATACCTCGCTGTCCTGTAGTTGAGGTCAACATTAACCATGCCATGCCAGCCATTCAACTTGTTCTTGACTATGTTGACATGACGTAGTGGACTGTCTTCTTCCTGTCCTTCTACGGTAGGTGACTTACCAATCAGTATCATAAGGTCAGCTTCAGCAGCCTTACCTGTACGTGAACCTTCCATCATGGACTGATTAAGCTGTGACCTACCTTCTGCATCAGCAGATAGCTGTGACATATAAAACACGGCACAGTCGTAGGTCTTGGCAATCTGCCTAGCGTAGATAGCACAAGCCTTGAGTGCCTCATCAGGTCTGGCATAGTTACCTGCCACACCAAACTTATCACCCATGTCTAGCACAAGTATGTCAGGGTTCTCTGCCTTACAGACAGATTCTACCCATGCCATATCCCTGCCACCTGCATCCTTTATCTTGATGTTCTTGAACACAGGCTCATACATCATCTTAGCTTTACCTATGTTATCCTTGACCTCATGTGCAGTCATACCTGCAGCGGCAGTCAAGTACCTAGCACCTACACGGTGGGTAGCCTCTTCATTACATAAGATAATACACTTAGCACCCTGATGAGCAAAGCCATTCGGTGCAGCAATCAAGCTGGCATGGAAGGATGTCTTACCTGTATTGGGTCTAGCACCTACCTCAATAAGCTGACCACCTGATACACCTTCTACCTTACGGGTGACAGAGGGTATATTGAATGTCCACTTAGCTTCTAACTCAGCCTTTGCCATGAGTGTCTCAATCGTGATGTCATCCCACTCAATGTTGAGGTTAGGAATGAAGTCATCACCATAACGCTCAAGCAAGTTGCGTAACTTCTCAAGCGTAGCTGCATCACCATTGACCATATCAAATCCAATGTTAGCTACGTCCTCTCCTATAACCTGTTGAAATAGTTTAGATAGTACTTCTTGTGCTATGTCACTACCTAAAGGCTGCTCTCGTTTAATCTGCCCAAACAGGCTACTGTATGAGGCTTTCTGCGCTGTAGTCAGGGTAGGATTGTCAGACATAAACAATGCCTCAATCTCATCTGGCAATACAGAACGCTCATACCTGTCCATAGCTGTGTCGATAGACTTCTTAATCTTACGCACATCACTACTGAACAGTCGGTCAGGACACTTAGAACCACGATGGTCATCGTAGAACTCCTTGTCCATCAAACTTCTAATCAGTGCTAATTCCATTTACATTCTCCATATCTGTCGGGTTACGATATTTCAAGTCATCTTTCAGTCTGAGTACACGAACATCGTTTACGTGTCCTCGTAGTTCCTTTGCCATCAGCAAAGTCTTGGGTAGCGCATCGGGGTCTAACGCTATCACGGCTGTCGAGAACTGTGCAAGATACCTTTTATGCGATTCTTGCAGAGATGTTCCAAGAAGCGCAACCCCGACAAAGTTACCGTAACCAACAACGGCTGCACTCACACAGTCCTCAACAACTATTGCGACTTTACCACAACCAGCGGTATAAGGCAAGCCACTTTTTCCATATCGTTTCCATTTAGGTAAACGGTGCTTAGACAGTGACCTGCCTGTAGCATCTACCATCTTACCTTCATGCATGACAGGGAATACCACACGGCTTTCCTTTACGTCATACAATAAACCTAATTTATCTATATCCAATCCCCACGTATCACACCACCTGTTCATGTACACATTACCACGATGGGGTATGATGTACGTAGGTAACTCAAATGGTGTAGCTTCAGCAAACTCTTGGGCATTACCTATGCCAGCCTTGATGTCATCGACTGTGAGGTGAACACGAGTGCCACCCTTTACACCACATGACATACGATAGCAGTTCCATACCAAGCTACCCATGTTGTTAGTCACAGTAAAGGTACGCTGCCCACAGTTAGGGCAAGGCATTCTCTTAGTATGACCGTTAGGTATATTTAATTCACTAACTATATTATATATGTTCATAACTATATCACTTTCTCTGCGGCAGTTAAGTGCTTTTACCATGAGATTTACGTGTTGTCAATGCATTATTTGCAGAGGCGTAAGTATTTTTCATGTATGGTTTAACTGACTGTGGGTTAGTGTGTCCTGTAACCGACATGATTTGTCCCATAGATACACCTGCCTCAACCATCTGTGTTGTACCTGTCCTTCGTAAGTCAGACAGTCTAAGTTCATCAGACAGTCCAGCTTCGCGCATGACAGCCCTTCCAGCTTTGGACAGTCTCTCCATACTGTAAGCGTGGTACTGTCCCTGTACGGGGCTTGTACGAGGAACAACGTACTGTTGAAAGCCAAAGTCTTGCTCCTGTTGTGTCAGCATCTCAAGCAAATCATCTTCTATGGGTAAAGTTACCTCTGCCCTACGCTTAGACTGCTCAAGATATAGCTTCCTAGCTTCCAAGTCTAGGTTATCCCACGTCAATAGACGCATGTCACCTAGCCGCTGACACCACTCGTATGCCATGTGTACTATCAATCCGATACTACGCCATTCAAATGTACTATATGCAGTGTCAAGGAATTGACGCACATCATCCTCAGTCCACACCACCTTGCGTTGTGGTGCAGACTTACGCTTAACATTAGCGAATGGATTAATGTTGGTGTACTCCATCTCAATAGCATATCTGAATACAATAGATGATACGGTGCAAACATGGTTGGCGAGGCTGATACCCCGCACAACCCAATCTTCGTAAGCGTGTTTGGCTTGCTTACTTGTGAGTTCACAAAATTTCACAGAGCCAAAATCGTTTACCATGATACTAAGAAAATACTTATAATCCTTCCTAGTTCTGCTTCGTAACATCTTGAAATCATTGGAGTTATAGTACTTATCCACAAGATGTTTTACAGTCTTCATGCTGCTAACAACTCCTTGAACTGCTTGCTTTCAATCCACTGTGCTACCTTGGCTTCACGCTGAAACATATTGACAGCCTGTGTATCACCAGCAGTGTTACGTAGCTTGAAACCATTACGCTCATCCGCATATGTTGCATAGTTAGTAAAGGCAGAGTACAACGCCCAAGCATTGTGTCCTCTGGTGTTAGCTTCCTGCTCATACAAGCGCAGCATCTTGTCTGCTGTCTTGTCTGACTTGAGCAAAGATTCAAGCATAGGCTTCACATCACCAAAGAATAGTGACTTGTTAGCCCAGCCCTGCAGTCTATCAGACTGTGCGTAGAAGTCCTGCTTGCTACGGTTAAGCTGACCAATGAACCTGTCAAGGCTGAAGCCACTGGTGTTCTTGCGGCGTACCTTGTCATGCTCACCACGCACCATGCCATTGGTACAGAAGAAGTCGATAGCCCCAAACAGTACAGTGTTTGAACAAGTACCGTCAACACCATGCAATGCGATGATGCGTTGTGCTACCTCAGTCTCATGCTTCGGGGTAGTGATGGTAGCCTTGACGTTAGGCAGGGTCATGTCCATCATAGCCCAGCCATTGTGATGAGCATCACGCCAAGCAATGTTAGCACCCTCTATCTCATGTGAGGAAAGGTTCTCTGTCACTGTGTCCATGACACTGCGAAAGAAGTCACCGTGTGATGCACAGGTGAAGTCCTTGCCAACGATAGCGATAGGTTCGCCAGTGTTATTGTCGATGACATACTTCTTGTCAGCTACACGAGTAGGCTCAAAGGTTACGTCAAAGTCTAGGTTCTCAGGGATATATTCAAGCATATCAATTCTCCTTTTTACGATAAAAATATTATTAATATTATAGTGCCAATCAACGCACCGATTGCTGCTCCACTTTCCAGTAGTAGTAAGTCCATAGTTATACTCCTTATTACATAAGATGTCAACCGTGTTCACGTACATCAAAGTTAAACTCATGGCGCAGCCTGTCCTTTGCATCTGCCAATTCTTGTAGGTCATAGGCGGTAACAGCCTTGATGCCACCTAAGTCTGGATACATGGCGGTGTCTAGCATCTCATCTAGCATCTGATATACATTGATGACAGCAACTCGCTGGTCAAGAGATAGCTTGGCTATACGGTCACGGCGTTGGATACGTTCCTTCTCACGCTTCGCTGCCCAATACTCTATGCGTTCATCTTGTGTCATGTTCTCTAGTTTTTTAGCCATCTTCCAACTCCTTCTGATACTCCATCCATGCGGCATAAAATACCTCGTTAAAACTGTGGTAGTTGGCATCCTCAAAGG